TTGACTACGGCAATATCTCTAACGAGAACCTAAAGAAGTTTCAAGAAGAACTTATGCCTGTTATGGCTCCAGAGGTGGCACAGGCACAGCTAGAAGGTCAGAGTTATCAGAATGCACTGATACAGGCTTATGAACGCTCACCTGAAGTACAGAAGATATATGCCAAATATGACATATCTCCACAGCGCATAAGCCGTAACAACGCATCTGAGTACGTATACGATCCTTTTACTTTTGGTGAGATACAGACTGTAGATCGTAGTGCTGGTTTTGGAGATTACTTAAAAGCAGGGACTATGGCAGGTTTAGGCTTACTTACGGGTGGGGCTATTTCTGGCTTAGGTTTAGGGGCTTTACCTACAGCCGCTGCACAAGCAGGAATGTCAGGAGCTTTAGCAGCAGGTTTTGGCGGCGACCCTGTAGACGCTGCTCTTAAAGCAGGTCTTGGTTCTTTAATTACAACTGGTATATCGCCTGCAAAAGAAGCAGTTAAAGAAACAACAACAACAATTGCTCCTACAGACGTAGCTCCTACAGAAATACCTTCTGATATGTTATCTTTTGAAGCTGACATACCAGATATTTCTACAAGTGGCTTGTTAGAAGGATATACTCCTTTTAGTGACCCTTTAGAAGCAGCTATTTTAGACCCTTCTGTTAGCACGTCTTTTGGTGATCCTTTAAGAGCAGCTATAGCAGGTAGAGGTGATTTATCACAATATGGAAGTTTAGCAGAAATAGCTACTGCTCCTTCTGCTTTTACTCCAGAACTTGATATATCTTCTCCTGCAACTTTAACACCCACTGGAGGTCTTAGAGAAAATTTAACTAGGGAAGGTTTTTCTGTTACAGGGCCAGCTACATCTCCTGATATATTTCTTGAACGAACTAGTGATGTTTCACCTTATGAGTACACTCCTAGTAGACGAGAAGTAGTTTTAACTGAGGAGCCTATTAGACCTACAGTGCAGCCGCCACAGCCTCCGTCTCAGCTTCCCGGAGGTGGAGGTGGAGCTTCAAGTGCAGCAGCACCATCAGCACCAGCAACGACAGTCACTGCACCCGCAGCGCCTAGTGCAACTATAACTCCTGTAATACAGCCTCCGATTATTACTTCTCCGGGAGCAGTTACAGGAGCTTTATTAAGTAATACTTTACCTGCATTAGCAGCAGCTACAGCATTAGTGAGTTCACAGCCCACAGTAGCTCCTCCAGTTACACCTGTAGCTACTACAGCGCCTACAACTGAGCCTACGCCTGTAACAACTACAGAGCCTACAGACATCTTGGAAGACACTGTTGTTGATGACACTACTGCACAACTAGAGGCAGAAGCAGAAGCACAGGCTGCTAGAGAAGCTGAAGCAGCACGTTTATCTGAAGAAGCTAGAAAAGCAGCAGAAGCTAGCGCAGCCGCTGAAGCTAAAGCCGAAGCAGAAAAAGAAGCTATTGCACAAGCAGAGGCTAGAGCAGACGCAGCAGAAGCTGCTAAAAAAGCAGCAGAAGCACAAGCAAAAGCAGATGCAGCAGCCGCAGAAGCTAGATATGGAGAAGCTGTAGCAGCAGGTGAAGCTGCTGGAGAAGCCAGATACGGTGAAGGGTTAGGCACAGGCAGAGGCCAAGGTGCAGGGGCTGGCATAGGTGCAGGACTAGGACTAGGGTTATTAGCTGGTATGGGAGGAGGCACTGGTGGGGGCGTAGGGACAGGCTTTACACCTAAAGACTTTGAAGACTATAAGTTTAGAAAAACATATGAAGCACCTGAGTTACTGGAAAGAACACTTCCTTTACAAGGTTATCAAGCTCCTCAGTATTCACAACAAGACTATGCTCAAACAATAGCAAATGAGATACGTAACCTTACAAGTTTCCCAACACTGGACAAAACACAGGTACAAAAAAGACTAGGTTTGTTTGATAATTCTTTATTACAACAAGCGGTTATGCAAAATTTATATGGAGCAGGCGGTAGATGAGTACCACATATTTGAACATAGTCAACGAGGTACTACGTAGGCTACGAGAAGATGAAGTAGCAAGTGTAACACAGAACACTTACAGTAAAATGGTAGGTGACTTTGTTAATGATGCAAAGCAAGTAGTAGAAGACTCACACCAGTGGTCTACACTACGTACAACTATTGTAGTACCTACTGTTGAAAATACTACAGAATATAGCTTGACAAATGCTGGAGAACGTGTTAAAATATATAGTGTCATTAACGACACATCAAACTTCTTTATGCACTATCAAACACCTAACTGGTTTAATAATGCTTATTACATTTCTGGTGAAGTAACTGGTAGTCCTGACTCATATACCTTTAGTGGTATTGACAGTAACGATGATACTAAAGTAAGAGTATATCCTAAACCATCAGGTGTGTTTAGTTTACGTTTTGATTTAATTGCTAGGGAGCCTGAGTTATCTGGAGATGCAGATACTACAGTCTTACCTAAGAATGCTATTGTCCACAACGCTGTAGCTTTGTTGGCTAGAGAACGTGGTGAGACAGGTGGTACTACAGCACAGGATTACTTCTTGATTGCAGATAAACATTTGTCTGATGCCATTGCATTGGATGCTTACAAGAACCCTGAAGAATTCATTTACACGGTTCCATAATGGCTCAAGAAAGACAAAACATTTATATTGCTGCTCCGGGTTTCAAGGGACTTAATACACAAGACTCCCCTGTTACTCAGGATGCGTCCTTTGCGTCTATTGCTGAGAATATGGTAGTAGACAAGTATGGACGTATTGGCGCTAGGCAGGGCTTAGATAAGCTCACAAGCAGTGCTACGCCACTAGGGTCTAGCATTGGCATTGAGACTATCTTTGAGTACGTAGACCAAAGTGGTGACATTGTAGTATTCTCTACTGGTAACAGTAAAGTGTTTACTGGTACGACTACATTAACTGATGTTACTCCCGGCAGCTACACAGTCAGTGCAAACAACTGGAAGATTATAAACTTTAACAATCATGCTTATTTCTTCCAACGTGGACAAGAGCCTCTTATCTACACTGATGAGTCTGGCAGTGGAGTATTAGAAAAGTTTAGTGACCACAGCCATGCTACAGGTACACCACCGCAAGCCAATGAAGCTCTAGCAGCTTTTGGTCGTGTGTGGGCTGCTGACGTTACTGGTAACAAATACACCCTGTATTGGTCTGATTTATTAGCAGGCCATGCTTGGACAGGTGGTACTTCAGGCTCACTAGACTTAACTACTGTATGGCCTACAGGACACGATGAGATTGTAGCCTTAGCAGAGTTTAACGACTTCTTAGTTATCTTTGGTAAGCGTAGTATTCTATTGTACTCTGGTGCAAGCTCACCGTCCTCAATGGTACTAGCAGACGCTATTACAAACATTGGCTGTATTGCTAGAGACACTGTTCAGTCTACAGGTACAGACTTGATCTTCCTGTCCGACACAGGTGTACGTAGCTTAGGCAGAGTTATACAAGAGAAGTCTAACCCTATTGGTGACGTATCTAAGAATGTACGTGACGAGATGATGTTCACTGTCAATACACAGACTAACAACATTAAGTCTGTTTACAGTCCAGAGCATTCTTTCTATCTGCTGTTCTTGCCCACAAGCTCTATTGTTTATTGTTTTGATACAAGAGGTAAACTAGAGGACGGTAGTAATCGTGCCACTACTTGGCCTAGCACTAAGATCTTGTGTGGTGACAGGGCAGCAGATGGTACTTTGTACTTAGGTAGTATCAAAGGTATCAATAAGTACAACGGTTACTTAGATGACACTAGCACATACACGTTACGTTACTACACTAACCCATTGTCCTTTGGTGACGCTAGTAGACTAAAGATTTTAAAAGAAATTAACTTTACAGTTATTGGTGGTCAAGGCGCACCAGTAACAGTTAACTGGGGATATGACTACACTGAAGGATACACAAAGCAAGCTGTAACTGTAGCTAACGCTAGTATTGCTGAGTACGGCATATCTGAGTACAACGTAAGCACATCAGAATACAGTGCTACAATTATTATTGACACCGCTAAAGCTAAAGCAACTGGATCTGGCAGAGTAGCCACTATTGGCTTGGACTGTACTATTGATGAAAGATCATTGTCCATCCAAGAAGTAAACATTGAAGCACTTATAGGTAGATTAATCTAATGACGAACTATACAAAAACTACTGACTTTGCAGCAAAAGATGCTCTACCTTCAGGTAACTCTGCAAAGATTGTAAAAGGCTCTGAGATTGATACAGAGTTTAATAACATTGCAACTGCATCAGCAACTAAAGCAAATGCTAACGCTGCTGCACTTACTGGGACTACTACCTTTGAGACTATCTCTGATGGTACTATTGCTATTACTGCTTTTGTAGATGAAGATAACATGGCATCCGACAGTGCTACGTTGCTACCTACGCAACAGTCAGTCAAAGCCTATGTAGACTCACAGGTTACTGCACAGGATCTTGATGTAACTGATGGCTCCACTAGCATTGACATTGACCTAGACTCTGAGTCTTTAGGTATCTTAGGTGGCACAGGTATTGACTCCACTGCTTCAGGCACTGGTGTAACCTTAGCCATTGACTCTACTGTAGCTACGCTTACAGGCTCACAAACGCTGTCTAACAAGACTTTGTCTGCACCTGTAGTATCAGGTAACTTGACTACTGATGGCCTCTTAGATGGCCGTGACGTAGCTGCTGATGGCACTAAGTTAGATGGTATTGAATCAGGAGCAACTGCTGACCAGACTGCTGCTGAGATTAAGACTGCTTATGAGTCTAATGCAGACACTAATGCCTTTACTGATGCTGATGAATCTAAACTAGATGGTATTGAAGCTAGTGCAGATGTAACTGACACAGCTAATGTAACTGCTGCTGGTGCCTTGATGGACAGTGAGCTTACCAGCGAAGCCTCAGTCAAAGCATTGAACCAAGGTGTAGCTACTACTGATAGTCCTACGTTTGCTGGGTTAACTACAACCGCTGATGTATCCTTCGGCGACAATGACAAGGCCATCTTTGGTGCTGGCTCTGACCTACAGATCTACAGCGATGGAGATAGTTCGTACCTAAAAGAAAATAGTGCAACAGGTTCGTTGTTTGTTGATGGAGACAACATTAGATTTAGAACGTCTGATGGGTCAAAAAGTTATGCCTTATTTACAAATAGTGGTTCAGCGAGGCTATACCACGACAACTCAATAAAAATAGAAACAACCTCCACAGGCATAGACGTTACTGGCAGTATTTCTGCATCAAGTAATGTTGGTATTGGTACTGGCAGCCCCTACGGGGCATTAACCGTAGATACTGCCAACGGCATTTTGAACATTGCCAACGGCAACACCTCTGGAGGAACGAAAATACAGGCATGGGGAGCGACCCCAAGCAATGGTTATCTAGCCATTGAGGGCTACGATAAAGAGTACGCACGCTTTGATGCCAGCGGTAATCTTGGTATTGGTAGTAGTTCGCCTAGTAGCTACCACGCTCCAGCAGACAATTTAGTAATTGGCTCTAGTGGTGACAATGGTCTAACGATCACAAGCGGGACTTCCTCTGGCGGTACAATTTGTTTTGCTGATGGAACGTCTGGAGGGGCGCAATATGCTGGGTTTATAGATTATCAGCATAATGGCGATTACATGCGTTTTGGTACTAATCTTGGCGTAGAACGCCTCCGCATTGACTCATCAGGCAACGTCGGCATCAATGCTAGTTCGCCTAATAGAAATTTGCATGTAAGTGGTGGCGCGGCAGACGTAGCATTCGGTATCACTAACTCAGCTTCTGGTACATCCGCTTCTGATGGATTCAGTATCACGTTAGAAAACCCAACGCCAGACGTTTCTATTCGTCAGCGTGAAAATGCCGCCATGAAGTTTCTAACGAACAACACAGAACGCCTCCGCATAGACTCATCAGGCAATGTGGAACTCAAAGGCGGTCAAGAGTTAAGAGTCTATCGTGGAGACAACGCCACATACGGCTCAATAAAGTATCTCACTGGTTCTGGTGGTTTACAGCTTAACGACAAGAATGGCGATGGCATATCTTTCGTTCAGGCTGATGGTGCTACTCAGTATGGCAGGTTTGATGCCAGCGGTAATCTCTTGGTGGGCAAGACTGGATCATCCTTTGGAACTGATGGTTTTCAAGCGAACGCCGACGGTCAGATTTGGGCAACAAATGCTTCTGCAAGCGTCACAGCTTTTAACCGCAGGACTACTGACGGAGCCATTTCCGTTTTCTACAAAGACAGCACAACCGTAGGTAGTATTGGTAGTGTCACGCAGGGAGGCGCTACTAATCTAGTTCTTGATTCTGCAAGTGCTGTTTACTTTGATACAAACATAAGACCCAAAACCGACAACACGTATGATGTAGGCTCTTCTAGCTATCGTTTTGACGACATCTACGCCACCAACGGCACAATTCAAACCTCTGACCGTAACGAAAAGCAAGACATTGAGGCACTGTCTGACGCAGAGCAACGTGTCGCTGTAGCTTGTAAAGGCTTACTGCGTAAGTTCCGCTGGAAAGACTCAGTAGCTGAGAAGGGCGATGACGCTCGTATCCACTTTGGAATCATTGCACAAGACCTACAGGCCGCCTTTGAAGCTGAAGGCTTAGACGCAGGTGACTACGCA